GGTATTGCTGGAGAACCTCTTGCACAAGCCTTCCAGTCATTATTGACTACTACAGGATCAGTAAACAAGAGCCTAGAGTTATTGAACCTTAGCTTAGACGTGTCTGCTGGTAGCGGCATCGAGCTAATCGGAGTCACACAGGACATCTCAAATGCTTACGTGGGCAACACACGAAGCCTTCGCAAGTACAACTTAGGACTTACACAGGCAGAACTCAAGACCGCTAGTTTCACAAAGGTGCAGGAGCGTCTCAACGCACAGTTCTCTGGGGCTAACGCAGCCTACTTAGATACCTATGCGGGAAAGATGCAAATCCTTACAGAAGCAGCAGGTAACGCGCAGGAGCGCCTTGGTGGAGCAATCATCGACTTTGGCATGGCTTTAAGCGGCTCATCTAGTTTGGATAATCTCATCAGCAAAATTGACACGCTGACAGATAAGACAGTTGGATTCCTAGATAGAATCACAGAAGGCGTTAGAATTCTTAACGCTATCCGCAACAGTTCTCTTAACACTATCCAGAAGAACATTCAGGATGCTCAAGTAGAAGAGTTTAACCGCCGTATGCGCCGAGATTATATGAAGGCATGGGATGGCGTTAATATCCCACAGAGTTCAACTCAAATGGCAGCAGCGGCTAAGGCAGAGGCAGCAGCTAAGAAGCGCGCCGCCGAGTTGCTTAAGTCACAACAGAAGAACACAGCAGAATTGAAGAAGCAGAACAGCCTAAAAAAGACTGGCACTCTTTTCGACCAGACCCAGATTCAGATTATTGCAGCGTTAAAGGGCAAGGTCTCCGCTGATGATCGTAAGCGCCTAGAACTACAATTGGCGTTGGCTACCGAGAATGTATCTGAGGTCGAAAGACTAGGAAAACAACTAGCCATTTCACAAGGTTTAGGCGCGGATTTGGCTACCTTCTTAACGACCCTTCCATCTGCTAAGAATCCATTTGAGGCTTGGAAGTCTTTCCTTGATGGCATTGAATCACAAGCTGCTCGTATTGCTGGGATGCAGTTCCAAATGGCTAACTTCCAGTACACAGTACCAACTGGCAACTTTACTTACGGACAGGGCAACCCGCTTAACACAGATGTATTCGTTGATCCGAGAGGAGCTGGTGGGGCTGGTGGCTCTACAGTCGTGGTCAATGTCGCTGGTTCGGTTACTACATCCCAAAACCTTATTGACGAGATTCGCGGCGGGCTTAACGTAGCTGCACTCTCTGGTTCATCCGCTAACGTAGAACGCAGAATCGGCGGCTGGTAATGTCATTACCTGCAACCATAAACGTATCCTTCGACTTCTCAAGCGGTGCAACCTTTGGTACTGGCTTTGTCATTGGAGACCCAACCTACGGAATTATCGGAGTTAGCCGCTTTGGTACAGATGACACAATCATCCCTGTAGTTGATCTAACCCCTAACGTTTACAACATCTCTATCAACAGAGGGCGCAACATCATGCGCGATACCTACGAGGCTGGCAACGCCACAATCCGAGTGCTAGACCCTAACTCTGACTTCAACCCACAGAACACAGCATCGCCCTACTTTGGAAAGTTAGCGCCACTTCGTAAGATTCGCGTATCGGCTACAACTTCAACCACAAGCTCGTGGCTCTTTAGCGGTTATGTGCAGGACTACAAATACACCTACCCACAGGGGCAAGAGACTGGTTATGTGGACATTATTGCTACAGATGCTTTTCGCCTATTCAACATGGCTAACGTCCAGACAGTTCCAGACACAGCAGCAGGGCAGGACACAGGCACACGCATAGGCAAGATTCTGGACTATGTAGAGTTCCCTTCTTCAATGCGTTCTATCTCGACAGGACTTAGCACCTGTATCGCTGATCCTGCTACAGCCCGCACAAGCCTAGAAGCCATGAAGAACGCAGAGTTCTGCGAGGGCATGGGCGCTTTCTATATGGATGCAGAAGGTACTGCCGTCTATAAGAACCGCACCGAGGTAGTCCAGTCAATCGGCACAACTCCTACCCAGTTCAATCAGACCACAGGTATCCCATATAAGAACCTTCAGTTTGCCTTTGACGATAAACTTATTCTGAATGATTTGACCTTCACTCGTTATGGGGGCGGTGTAACGCAGGAAGTGTTCGATAACGACTCCATCGCCAAATACTTCCCGCACAGTCTCAACCGCCCTGACCTTGTGGCAGAGACAGACGATATTGTCCTAAACGTGGCGCGTGAATATTTGGTAACCCGCAAGGAAACGAGCATCAGAATCGACTCCATGGTGGTCGATTTGCTGGATACAGCAGTACCAACAGATACCATGATTGAGCTTGAGTTCTTTGATAATGTAGAGATAACCAATGTCCAGCCTGATGGCTCGACTATCGTTAAGACACTACAGGTTCAAGGGCTAAAGTGGGATATAACTCCCAACCGCATGACAGCAACAGTAACAACGCTTGAACCTATTGCGGATGGCTTCATCATCGGCAGCAGCTTGTTTGGTATAATCGGCACATCAACTTTGAGTTATTAGGAGCAACATGGCAACCTTTCCAGTCACAACAGGAGACGTATTAACAGCGGCTACCTATAACAGCCTTCCAACCTTTACTATCGGCGCAGCCCAGACAGCGGACTACACAGCAGTTCTCGCGGATCAGTATCAGGCTTTGCAGCTTATGAACAAGGCAACAGCCATTGCCTTTAAGATTCCTACCAATGCCAGCGTAGCCTTTCCAGTAGGCACAGCCATCACAGTCCTCAACATTGGCGCAGGTACTTGCACAATTAGCGCAGTTACATCAGGCACAACCACAGTTCTTTCTGCTGGCGCAGTAGCAGCAGCACCAACTCTCGGACAATACAAAAGCGCAGTCTGCATCAAGACAGCAACAGACACTTGGTACGTTGTCGGGGCTATTGCATAATGCTTAATCAAATTGCTGCTATTCATGGAACAGGTGCTGTGACGCTCACAGTCGATTATTTAGTGGTCGCAGGTGGCGGCGCGGGCGGCGGCTCTGCAAGCGGTGGGTACGGCGGTTCAGGCGGCGGCGGCGCGGGCGGTATGCGTTGCACAGTTACAGCAACTGGTGGCGGTGGTTCACTTGAAACACCATTAACAATTAACAAAGCAACTAACTACACAGTTACCATTGGCGGCGGTGGAACAGCATCATCGGGTGCCAAAGGAACTGATGGCGTAAATTCAATTTTTTCAACAATTACAGCATCAGGCGGCGGCGCGGGCGGTTCTAGTGCTGGTGCTGGCGCTAATGCTGGTGGAAATAACGGCGGTTCAGGCGGCGGTGGTGGTTACAAGGGCGGCGGATCAACAGCTGGAACTGGTACTGCTAATCAAGGCAAAGATGGCGGGGCAGGTGGAGATGATCCCGGAGCTTCGGGCGCAGGTGGCGGTGGAACTAATGCCGCTGCTACATCACCCGGAACTGGATCATTAGCAACGGCTGGTGGAGCTGGCACAGCGACTTCAATTTCAGGTTCTTCCACAACTTACGGCGGCGGTGGTGGCGGCGGTGCTTACAACAATAACAATTATGGCAACGGCGGTTCAGGTGGCGGTGGTCGTGGCGGGGCAAATTTAAGTCCATTAAGAGAAAATGGAACTGCTGGCACAGTTAATTCAGGTGGCGCAGGTGGCGCAGGCGGCGGCACAAGTGGCGCAGGTGGAGCAACTACTGGCGGCAACGGCGGTTCAGGTGTTGTCATTCTTCGCTTCCCAACTGCTTCTGGAACAATCACAATTGGCGCTGGTTTAACTGGCTCAACAACCACAAGCGGCTCGAACACAATTGCAACAATTACGGCTGGCACAGGAAATGTGAGCTGGACATAATGGCACACTACGCATTTTTAGACGATGAAAACATCGTTACAGAAGTCATTGTCGGTATCGAAGAAACAGAACTCATCGAAGGCAAAAACCCAGAGGATTGGTATGCCGAGTTTAGAGGACAAAAATGTGTCCGCACTTCCTACAACTCAAAGATTAGATATAACTATGCAGGAGTTGGTTATCTTTACGACCCAATAGATGATGCTTTTATTGCGCCACAGCCTTATCCATCATGGATTCTAAATTCTCAAAAACAATGGGAAGCTCCAGTTGCTTATCCAGTAAATGCCGAGCGATTTACTTGGGATGAAGCCAATCAGTCTTGGGTTGCTGGAGAATGAACCCATGGCTATGCAAGGCAGGGCAGCAACTAAGGGAGCAGCTCGATGATACGTACCCAGATCGAGATAGAACCTCGGACGGGTGGATTGGTGATGCTCGACATTCACATCTTAAGTCTGATCATAACCCAGATAAAGGTGCTAAATCAGTTGTTCGAGCCATTGACCTTGACCGCGATCTCTCTGGAAAGTCTAAGCCCGACCTCATGCCATACCTTGCAGACCAGATTCGACTCTGTGCGAAGTCTGGAGATTTACGAGTTAAATACCTTATATTCGATGGACGAATTGCATCCAGTAAGAGGCGTTGGGCTTGGCGAAAATATACTGGAAGCAATAGCCACAAGTCTCATCTTCATATCAGCTTTACGAGCAAGGGTGATCTCGATGGCTCGTTCTTTAATATACCCATGATAGGCGGAGAATAATGAACATGAAGAATCCAGCAATCCTCACAGCAGGAGCTTTCCTAGCAGCATGGGGTGCATCTAACTTTGCACTTGATTATCGCTCTGTCCTATGGGCTGTCCTAGCGGGCGTATTCGGATACGCAACTCCTAAGCGATGACACAACAGGACTTCTTCACTCTTTACTTTGCAAGCCTAACGATTGTGGGTGGCTTGGCTGGGTATGTCATTACCCATTTACTCTCGGAAATTAAGAGACTTAATTCGCGTGTCGATGAGATTTACAACATACTTCTAGATCGATAATAAATCCATGGCTAAGAAGAAGGTCATAGACCTAGACACTTACAACGCTCTGGATGCGTATGCCATTTCCATGCATGAGTTCTACAAGTCATTACGCAGGGCTGGCTTTGCAGTTGATTTATGCCTAGCCATTATTGTAGAGCGAAGTGCTTATCCTGATTGGATTCTGCCTGACTTGCCTAACCGCATAGATAACATTCCATACGATGACGATGATGAGGACTAATGGCTTCAGTCAAAAGAATAGTTATTCTTTCCGACCTTCAAGTTCCGTTTCATGATGTCTGGGTCACCCAGAATATAGCCAGATTCCTTAAGACCTTTAAGCCAGACCAGACTGTGACCATCGGCGATGAGATTGACTTCCAGACCATAAGCAAGTGGTCAGAAGGTACACCTCAAGCCTACGAGCAAAGTCTTGGCGATGACCGAGACCGATGCGTTGAGCTTCTTTGGGAACTAGGCGTGAGCGACTGCATCAGAAGTAATCACACTGATCGTTTGTATAACATCATCATGAAGAAGATTCCATCATTCCTATCCTTGCCAGAGCTTCGCTTCGAGAAGTTTATGAAGTTCGATGAGCTTGGCATAACCTTCCATAAGAACCCAATGGCTATTGCACCCAACTGGATAGCAGTCCATGGAGACCACACACCCATTAAGCAGCTAGGGGGCTTATCAGCCCTTGAGGCGGCTCGTAGGCATGGGAAGAACGTCATCTCTGGTCATACCCATAGGGCAGGGCGTAGCGCCTTCACAGAAGCCTCTGGCGGGCGTTTAGGGCGTGTTTTACATGGAGTTGAGGTAGGTAATCTCATGGACTTTAGACAAGCCTCATACACCCGCGGAACGGCTAATTGGCAACAAGCCTTTGCCATCATGTATGTCAAAGGTTCTAACGTACAGGTGGACATAATTAACATCGAGAAGAACGGCACGTTTATCGTGCAGGGCAAGGTCTATGGCAGAGTCCGCTAGCATCGCCATACCTGATTTAGGGGATGAATCTGTGGATAACTTCGTTATACAACTGTTATCAAAAAAGGGTGGTTGTCGGGTCAGGTAGGGCGTATTGTTCTTCTTGTAGCGGAGATACCGACTACAGAAGGGCTCAAAATGAACAACATTTACACAGACGCTAAGGGCAACAAGTTTGGATCCATCAAAGCTGCTCTTTATGTGGCAAGGGAACTTAATGCAACTGCTCAAGGCGGAATCTGGAATCATGAAATTGACAATGATAAAAATATTTATCTTTGGTTCCAAGAGTTCGAGCCAGCAAAGGTTGGTGCATAATGAATGTGGATCATGCACTTATAGGAATGGGTTGCCTAGGCTTAGCGTTTGGCTTCCTACTTGGCTACGCCAAAGGACATGAACATGGCAAGATTCAGGGCAAGATAAATGCCCGCCGTTTAATCAAGGCACAGACACAACATCAGGTTAGCCGATGAACGCTCGTGATTACCTCAACGAAGCGAGAGCTACTATCCAAGACCGAGGACTTGATTACGGACACCCTAGCGACAATATGCAAAGGACAGCCGCACTCTGGGCTTCATACCTCGAAATGCCCATTACTGATTATCAGGTGGCGATGTGTATGGCATTGGTCAAAATCGCAAGAAGCATGGAAACTGCAAAGCCAGACACTTACATCGACCTTGCGGCGTACGTTGCCATAGCAGGGCAACTACATACAGAGGAGAATGAACTCTATGTTTAACGAAGAGATTATGACTTTAATCGCTTTTTCACAAGAGCAGAACCACTTGAAGATGCTATTGCAAATTAGGGAACAAGTGACTTTGACACCAGATTACAAGCTTTACTTAGACAAAGTAATACTCCAAGATGTCCAAGATTATCTGGACAATTATGGTGGAGACTTGAAGGAGCATAATGTTTAACTTAGAAGATTACGAGACAGTAGAAGAACGCCTAGTTAAGTTCTGGAAGGATCACCCAGATGGTCAGATACATACAAAAGTCCTTGAGCATACTACTTCTAGGTTTATCGTTGAAGCTAGTATCTATCGAACTGAAGCTGATGCTAGACCTTGGACTACTGGGCTCGCTGAAGAAACGATACAAGGGCGTGGAGTTAATGCTACGTCTGCCCTTGAGAACTGTGAGACAAGTGCGATTGGGCGCGCATTGGCTAATGCGGGATATGCAACTAAGGGCAAGCGAGCATCTCGTGAGGAGATGAGTAAGGTAAAGGCTAAGGTCGAAGTCCAGAATATTGTGCAAGAGACCAAGGCAAAGATGGCTAACACAGCCAGCGAATATGTACCAGTACCAAAGGAAGAAGATCCATGGACAATGCAAGTAGCAGCGCCAGTTCAGACAATGGAGCAAGCAGTCGGGATGGTCAAGGATGTCCTTGGTGGCACTCCGACAGACGAGAGCTGCATCCATGGTGCGCGTGTATGGAAAACAGGAACTTCTAAGGCTGGCAAGCAATACGGCATGTGGAGATGTCCAGAATCTAGCACTAGAGATATGCCTGGGGGTCAAGTGCCTTGTGATCCTATCTGGTACGAGATTGCTAAAGACGGCACATGGAAGCCACAGGTGAAACGTGGGTAAATTATACTTTCGTAATATGGATGATGAGTGGGAGCAGTTTCCTACAGATGAGCAGTTACAAGCTGCACAAGCATCAGCATGGGAGTTACAGAAACTTGGCTTTGCCATTATTTGCCAGTTATGTAATACACCACCAACAGTTCAACAGATTAAACAAAGGGCGTTACAGAACGAGTGGAAGTGCGACAAGTGCCACACAATTAACTCTGCTGGGCGTGCATGACACGACACAGGAAAGACCGAGGCTTTCGTACCGAGCGAGTGGTTGCAGCCTATCTCTCAACTTGGTGGAGAAGCGCAAGCGTTGGTCGAGGGGCTGGCAAGGATATACACAATGTTCCGTTCGACATTGAGGTAAAGGCGAGAGCCGACTTCCAGCCCCTAGCATGGATCAAGCAAGTGGAGAAGAGGTCGCAAGGCAAGGAGCTAAGCGCCGTGGTGGTCAGAATGAACTCGCAAGGCGAGGACTGTACGCAGTACCTAGCGTTCATGAGATTTCAAGACTTGGTTGATTTATTGCTTAGAGCAGGTTACGGAGATATTCAGAAAGATTCGGTAGAATTAGAGCCTGAACGATGCACAGCTTGTGGATCGTGGAAGTTAAAGGAAGTGCCATGTCGCACGTGTCAGGTATCTAATGCCGATTTATGAGTTCGAGTGTAATAACGAGATATGCGAGGCTAATGCCCGCTATGACAAAGAACTATCCATATCCGAGCCACACGATCTAGATTGTCCGTTCTGTGGTGAGACCATGCGAAAGGTGTACTCAAGTGTTCCAGCAGTCCATTTCAAGGGTTCAGGGTTCTATTCAACAGATAA